GATAAGGAAACCACACAATGAATAGTTTAAAAGCTGTAATATACGCAAGATACTCATCTGATAAGCAACGAGATGAATCCATCGAAGGGCAAATTCGTGAATGCAGAGCCTTTGCAGAGCGTGAAGGAATCATTATCACCAATATATACACAGATAAGGCCCTCTCCGCTCGCACAGACAATCGACCGGAGTTCCTTCAAATGATAGAGGATTCGAAGAAACACCTATTCGATTATGTCTTAGTGTATCAGCTAGATAGATTCAGCCGCAGCAGAGAGGATAGTGCTGTTTATAAGGCTATTTTGAAGAAAAATGGTGTTAAGGTGGTGAGTGCGAAAGAGAATATCACCAATGATCCGGCCGGCATCATCTTGGAATCCGTACTCGAAGGCATGGCAGAATATTACTCCGCCGAACTATCCCAAAAGGTTAGACGAGGAATGACGGATAATGCCCTTCAAGGGAAGGTCAATGGCACCCCTACTCCTTTGGGTTATGACAAAACAGAAGATAAGCATCTCATCATCAATGAGCGTGAGGCTCGTATCGTGCGAAGTATATTTGACCTTTACATCAAAGGCCACTCTATCCCCTCTATATGCTCACATTTAGATTCCAAAGGGTATTTATCAAAGCATGGTTCCAAATTTTCATATGCGGTTGTTAGACGGATATTGAGCAACGAGAAATATATCGGCACAATGAGATGGAATGATATTGTTATAGAGAATGCTATCCCTTCCATCATCTCGAAGGAGATATTCGACAAAGTGCAGCACGAAAAAGGTCATAGAATTAAGAAAAAGGGTGCTAGGAGCGAGTTTTATAATTTATGTGGTAAATTATATTGTGGTAAGTGTGGCGGTCATTATACAGGCAATACAGCCACATCACACACAGGAGCCAAGCATCACTATTACAGCTGCACAAACAGGCGGAAACATAAGACTTGCACAGGGAAGAATATCGAGCGTGATATCTTAGAGGATATTATTATTAATAAGACCATCCATATCTTGAATGAACCCAACACCATCGCTCAATTGGCCAAAATGACCACAGAGGCAAGCAGCACGATGCTAGGTGATGCAGAACTCGAATTGAAACGCATTGATGCTCGTATCAAGGAATTGCAATCAGAATTAGAGAATTACATGAAGGCAATCGCAAAGGGATTCATATCTGACACATTGCAGAAACAAATAGAGAATGCAGAGGCAGAACTTCAAGACCATATGACACGCAAGACGAACCACGAAATCAAGGCACATCCAATCAAGATAACAGCGGAGCATATTGAGTTCTTCCTATACAAAATGGCAAAAGAAAACCCTACCACCAACACAGGCAGAGCGAGGATTCTCGACACGTTCATTCACTCTGCGACCATATATGATGATAGGGTTGAAATAACCTTCAACTACAACAATGACCTACCCCAATTTAAAGGACAGGTCATTGATGGTTCGTTTTCAGTTGATGTGGTGGTGCAGATGACACAAAAGGCGAACCTTTTCCAATTCTTAAATCACAGATATCCACTTCGACTGATCATACCTTTATAACACGGAAGAGCCTATCCATAATGGGTAGGCTCTTATTTTATAATTCAAACGTGCTGCGAATTAATTCGGAAACGCTCATATCTTTGCTCTGTGCGATTTCCTTCAATTTGGTAAATTCCGCATCATTAAGAGATATCACTCTCTGCTTTCTGCGATTCTCCACACCTACTGTGATAGGCGCTCCGGCACCTTCACGATTTCCGCCCCATGTGTTTTTGCTCATATCATATATCTCCATTTCTTTTGGCAATCTAACATTCTATTATTTTTAATGCCTCTTAAATAGTTGAAATCCGATGTGGATAGATTTGCTGTATCTATAAATATCGATTTATCTTCCTCATCCGCCAAAATATACTCACCCAACTCCGGTGAATAGACTAAAAATTCTACATCAACGAATTTCACATCAATTTCCGAAAAATCGACTTCGTATTTTGCCCTCAGAGGCTCTTCAAATATCTTTGGAATATAAATCCCTTTGATATTGTTTACAGGCACCTTAGAGGTGATATATTCGATATATTCGCCATTATTGATATCAAAATCATCGATTTCGTTCAAAATAGCATCATCTATATCGATTTCTAACAATGCAAGGCCATAATGCGTGAAACTATCACCTCGATTTAGTGCCTCGAATAGGTAAACCACATCTTTGGAGTTGTTGGAGCGATTTCCATCGCTCCAATTGTCATTGTTTGTTTGGCTAATCGGCAAGATGCCTTCTTGCATTATATTTTCTAAATCTAGGATATCCACATTCTTGAATAGTTTCACGATTAAACACCTCTTGTTTAATACCATTGATATGCATAACTTTCATGCCTTGCATTGTCCAAAATTTATAAACAAGTTCAATTTTTGCTGCTTTGCAGTCATTAACTAATTCTTTTAATGTATAAGCAATGTGGCTTTCATAACCGCCGCATTTTACAACATAATAACCATGCTCTTTTGTAACTTGGATTGTTTCGTTGTTTACTTCGTTAAGTGCTGCTGCTAATTGTTTGCAAGTTCTAATCATTTTGGTATCTCCTTTATTAACTCCGTACCTTTATCTTGATTATATTATATAACACATTCAAGAGGAATGCAAGTCTTTTTTTCAAAATTTTTGCAAAAAAATAAAGGGTACCTACAAAACTGTAAGTACCCTTATTTAATCAGCAAAGTTCAATCCATGTGTCCACCTTCACATGGTAAGGAGATTATGAATCACCCCCACATTATCGATGAAATGCACCAATCAAGAATAGTGCTGCGTTACTTAATGCCCAAGTATCACGCTGCCTTCTTAGGCGTTTTTCTGTGTCATGGTTTCGCTTGATTTCGTTCTTCAATTCGTCTAATGAGGTCGAGGCTTGCCCTAATGTGTTCGCTTGCTGCGTTATTACTTTCGAGGCTTGTTCCAACTCTTCGCCCTGTTTCTTGTTGATATCCTTCAAGGCGATTAAGTCCTTCTCCCTCTCTTCGTTGATAATCTTCAATTCTCTCAATTCGCTCTCTTGCTTGACTGTTAAGGCTTGCGCCTCGGTCAATGATAAGTTTGAGTTGCTGATTGAGTTTTCGGCTTTCATCAAGCGCTCTTTGAGTTGATTCCAATCGCTCAATGGCACGATGATAGTTGGCTCTTGCGGTGAAGTAGCCTCTTGCGAGTTGGCCAATACCAACGAGGAGCAACAAACAAATAGCACCAACAATAAGGCGCTTACAAGTAATCTGCTGTTTAATCGTTTCGAGGTGTGTCTTTGCTTTTTCATACATGATAACCCCCTAGTCGAGATCATTCCATCTTGCATCATATCCACGCACATCAACGTGGACAAAATCTTGGTAGTAATATTTACCAATCCCATCAGCACCACACTCTTCTGCAATTTGGGCCAAATAATCCACATCGATGCCATCGTATGTGATATCAGCCGCCAAACCTTGCACATGATACGAGTTATAAACTCCGCCAACTTCTTCATTGTGTTCCTCACAACGATAGCCACTATTGATATATAATGGAACCCCTAAACGCTCACGGATAGCATCGAGCAAATCCACCAACCGCTTATCGATGATATGGTCTAATTTATTGCGACCATTCTCATCGACTTCATGTCGGTGGCAATTGCAAGCGAACTCAGAGGAATCAAAATATTTTCCTATCTCCATAGTATTATCCTTTCACAAATAATAAGAGGGCAGCTATTAGCCAGCCTCTAAACCCTTATTTTTTTAAAATGCCGTCAATCTTGCTTTGCACTAAATCCAATAGGCCTGTGATTGTTGTATTCCCACCATCTCGCATATTTTCGAGAATAGATAAGAACTCCACAGAGGCAAGATATAGCCAAACCAAGTTGACTGCGAATGCGTAATTGCCGGCCATATAGTCAAAGCACCATGCTCCGGCTGTAGCAAGGCAATAGGTAAGAATTTTTGTGATAAACGGCTTACGCATATGCTTGGATGATATCAGACCTTTTCCCCATGCGGCCGGAATAGCCACATATTTATCGAAACCACCGATATTCTCCGCCTTTGCTCCCATATCAATCAACATTTGATATCCTATCGCTGACCATTTAGTCAAAAGGTCAAGAAATACCAACATAATAAAAATACCTAGCACTTGAACGTGTTTCAAGCCAAGCACATATATCCCCACTTCGGCCACAACTGCGAGTAAGGCCTTCAAGGCGAAGGATTCAGTCATCATTCGCCAAGCCTCTTCCAAGAAGTGTGTAATTTCTCCCATGCTTTCCCCTTACTACAAATATTATAAATGGTCTACCGCATCACCGGCGCCGATATATTTATGTGCGCTATCAGACCATTCAATTTGAGAGGATTGGAATCTAACAGCACTCACACCATCTTGCAATGTACCGATTTTAATAGGAGTTGCCAAATTATCACGATTAGCGAATGTAACATTTTGAGGATTTTCGACAATAATAGGAATATCACCAATGGCATTGTTATTGGTATCTCGGAAACTTTCCTCTCTTGTTACAGGGTTTACTTTTTTGCTTGTTTTGATTAATATACTATCGATTTGAGTTACTAACCACTTGCCAAGTACTTTAAGAGCGTTGGTTCCTGTGAAGTTTGTTACATCAACTTCCAATTTGCGACCAAACAAGGCATATCTTACATTGTTTTCTTCGAATGTATCATCAGCGTTAGAATGAACTTCTACACCTTTAATTTCTGCGATGCCAACTTCACGATCAGCCAAATCATAATATTTAACCAAGATATTAGCAACTCCAAATGGTTCGATAGGAACACGCATATTGTCGCTCTCAAACACACGTTTTTCGCCACCATCAACAGAAACTTTGAAGTGAGGTTCACCTCTTAAATCGATAAACGCTTGACCTACTAAAGGCTGAATATATTCGATTGGTTTGTATGTTACATTGATGGAATCGCCAAACAATTCAACCAATTTCGCAAGAACTGTTTCAACACTTGCATCCGGCAAGTATACGTTCTTTTGTTTGAGCAATTCTGCTGCACGTTCAGCGCTTGCCGGCTCACCTTTTGGACCTCTTAGACCTTGTTCGCCCTTTTCTCCACGTTCACCACGTTGGCCATCCTCGCCCTTTTCACCTCTTGGGCCTCTTAACCCTTCAAGCAAGTTGAAAATGGAATCTTTGTCTAATTTTAAAGTTAAAGTGCTATCTGCCATGATTGTATCTCCTTATTAATGCATTGAAATATCCGGAATTACTGTGATTTTGCCGATGCCGATTTTGATGCTGTTGGTGTCATTAAAAATAAATGCATCATACATCAAATTTCGGCTGATTATTTGCTTTTTAGCTGTTACTTTGCCTAAAAGCGTGAATGTGATTCTCTTATCCTCGATTGTCGGCTCCAACTCGAAGATAACCCCTTCATCGTGCCTTTTACGGATTTTGCACACACCTTGAAATCCATTGAGAGTCATGTCGCTATCAGATGGAACCTCATAGATGATGCGGAAATCTTGGCCTTGATGAAGTTCAAAATCGTGTTTGACCATAAGCCACCCCCTTACTGTTTAGCAATTACTAATACATATAATTCGCCGTATGAATATGTGGTTGAGCTGTATGTGTGTCCACTATCGCCACCACCGTCCCATACGGCTGAACTTTTAGCCTCTACAACTGCTCGCCTTTTATCTGCAATTCCTATATGTGTCCCAGTATCATCATTTTTCATCATGTACAAACTGCACCAGCCTATATATCGTGATTTATTTCGCTCGTAAGTATTGTAATCTATTGGGTTTCCGCCACTATAATACCTATAGTTTCTAAGAGAATAACTCTCAGTCTGTACATACCCAACTGGAACGAATGTACATTGTTCCTCTGTAAAGCCATTAGGAATAGGGCACCAGTCGCCATGCTTAACTTTGTACACTTGAATGTCTATATTTCTAATCTTGTAACCAGATTGGAAAATAGAGCTTGCGTCAATGCGTGAGGCTGTAATATTGGCCCCTATGATATTGCCGTTTGGGTCAATTTTAAATGAGCCGTTCGCATTCTTAAAGGTGCCGCCTGTAATAGAGCCGCCCTTTAGGTCGCCTATGTTCGCCGTGATAGTTGATAGGCTATCAACTTGCATTTTATCAGCAGTAACAGAGCCAGCTTGTAGCATGCCTTTTGTAATGATATTGTTATCAAATAATGCTGCCCCAGTAACGTGCAAGAGCTTGCCGTCTATGCGTGTACCTGCTGGGCTTAAATTGATACGGCTTACAAGTGCGGCACCGTCAAGGCTATTGATTGCATTGCTTACTTTTAATTCAATGCCGTTTGAGATTTGGGTTATTTGAGAGGTTACATTCTTATTGAGGTCTGACAATGATCGTTGATATGCGTTTGCTTGGTCGATGATTTTACTGTTTAAACCATTCACATTGGTTTTTACAGTTCCCATCTCGCCCTGTAAGGCCTTAACAGCCTTATCCATAGCATCAAGTCCAAGTGATTCCATATCTAGTAGTGCCTTATCGATTTTGGCTTTTACAGTTACATCGATTGCATCTGTTCGAGGGCCTTCGCCAAATATATCAGTAAACGCAACACTTACTGAATACACTCCGGCATCTAATGGAATACTAATCACATTATTAGGTGTGAAATACACTTTGGAGCCAACATATACATTCATGCCTTTGCATCCAACAGGAATTGACTCGGTAGATACCCCAATCCCATTCATACTGCCAACCGCTTGCACTTGGCTCGGTTTCTTAGGTTGTGGCACATTATAGGTTACTTCGGAAGGTGCGCCATAGCCTTTTGATGGGTTATGTGCATATAGGTACACTTTACCGCTACGATTTTTCAATATACCACTATAGGTTGTGTTATTGCTGCGACCAATCAATCCATCATTTTGGACAACCTTCAAATCAAGTCTGAGTTCATAGAAATCGATATCCGCATTTCTAACTTCTAACCAATTGAAGTGTGCCATATCGCTGAACGAGATGGAGAATCCTTGCGGTGCATTCGGCACCTCTGTTTTCATCGCCACAGTAATGCTCTTAGTAACACCTTGCGAAGTGTTGCCATGAGAGTCTTTGACCTTCAATTTCACTTCGTATGTATGACCTAATTCGCAGCCACTTACTGTGATTTGACCATTGCCGGAGCCACCATATTTCCATGTGCCACTCGGCTCACGATACCACAATTCGACTGTATCCAAACTATTGATTGGTGGAACATCAAATTGAGCCACCACATCGAATGAAAGGACACCATTGCCAATCTCGTAGTACTTAGTGAAGAGTGTTACATTGGACACTTCCGGAATGTAATAAGGCACGATAGTATATTGATAAGATTGAACCTCATCAAGACCTTGCTCATTACTTCCGAATAAGTTCATCGATGTAAATTTGAGATATATTGTTTTGCCAATATCTTCCTTCCGATACGGATATCGGAATAAAGCCTCATCTACACGAACGAACCTTTCATCCGCATTGTGATTGATTGCGTTAGTACCATATTGACCTCGAACCAATCCACGCAGCGTGAACCAATTATTAGGATGTACTTCAACATTCTCATAGCTGAGAGCCTCACCATTCACCCAACAGAGCGTATTGCCACGCTCCGCATCAATGTGAGTGCCACTTTTTAGCACACCTTGATTGATGGTTACATTGCAGAAGTTACCATTCTGAGCAAAGCCATATTTCGTGCGGCCCATTCGAGCCTGTTGCGAGATATTGCCTATGCGTTGATATGTTTGGTTATTATCAGATAGCCACACGGAGCATCCACCCCAACCGCTCGGAGCATTTACCCCAACAAATATCTGATTGCCACCAACATCGCCAACAGTTTGGAATATCGCCACATCATTGACACTTGGAGCCTCTTGATTGTAGTCCACGAATGGCCTTTCATTCTCATGCACGTTGTATTTAGCCGGTGCATATGTGCCGGCCGGCTTGCCTTCCGCTGTCAGTTCGAGTTGCCCATCGGCTGCCTCATTTACTGATGTGATCACAACGATTTGATGGTCTAATTGGCATGATTTGTCGGTTAGCGTTACCAAATCACCAACCTCTAATGCACAAAAGGCCCAATCTAATCTGAATGTGTACTGCGTTTTAGCATACAAGCGTTTCATAGCTAGTTGCTCGGCATAATACTGCGCTCGTGCTTTCGTGTAGAGATAATGTGCTGTTTTCTTGGATGCCGGTTTCAAGCCATTCCGCTGAACATCCGCCACTACCTCGAAGGACACAGTTTCCTTCTCATAGCTATTTGCACGATTAATGAACTCAACTGTAGCCTCGTTATAGGCCTCACTTGAATCCTTTCGCTTATACAAAATCAGTTGACCATCAGAGCCGGCAATGAAGTCATCTGCGGTCAAATCATATTGGATTTGGTTTGCCGGTGTCCAATCTCCGATAGGCTTATCGGCTAATGGTACAATCTTCAATCGGTCAGTAGACCAAAAGACCAAACTATTAGTGATTTCCGCAATATCATTGATGACTTGCTGTGCTTTCGCACTCTTCTGATTTGGTGGTGTGCTGATTAGGATATCAGATGCCTTGCAGTATGCTCGGAAGTTATCAATCCCATCAATCACCACATCAGCACCAACAGATTGCAATACATGGACAATGTAATCAGCCGGATTCACATCGACTCCATCGCCTGTTTCGAGGAGTTTCCCTTGAATCTCAAAGTTATACTGAGGAAGGCTCCCTCTATCACCTAAATCGACTACACCGGCCATATATGCCAATCCGCTGTATGGCAATGCCTTATCCGGATGTTTAGATAGCATATAAGGCCACGGAGTTTGACCATAATCACCTTTGAATAGTGTTAGTTCAATTTTTTCATTAGGATATTGGTACACCTCTTTATCTCGCCATACCTTACCGATGCCCTTGATTGGGCCTTCGCATAAGCCAATGGCTGCTGCTACAGTATAAGTGTAAGTGATCTCAGTATGTTTCGAGCCACCGCCTTTGCCTGTTCGTGTAGTGCTTTTATGCTCGTGCGCTGTGAAATCCTCATAATCAATGATGTTCCCACTCACACGAGTTGTGCCTAGAATCTCCGGCACAACCTCGCCATATGATGCGGTGTTGATTTGGAAATCGGCAATCATATCGGCTCTGTTTGTGGTATTTCTACCTCTACTGAATAAGAACCCCATCTTATTGCTCCTCTCTATATCTATATACCGCCCTCAAACGAGGTCTGCCCTTCTTATCGAAGAACAGAGAATCATCTAATTTCGAGTAAATAACCCCATAATCCACAAAGGAATGAATCACTAGGCCATCACC